CTCGACTTCTCTCTCTGATTAACCATGGTCTTCATTGCTGGCAAATTTTCGGCTGATGAAATCCTCTGTCAGATTCCGCCGCACACGCTCCGCATCGATCTTCAAGCGCGTCGTTGGAAATCCGATAACGATCCTGACGCTGCCATCACGGACTCGAACGATAACGGTATACCGATTGAGTTCATCCTTCTTGGTTTCACACCGTACTTCGGAAACCTCGGCATGCGATCGCATGAAGAGTTTATTCGTATTAGTTACATTGGTGTCACACCTTCTCATCGTCTGCTTCCTCCACGCTGCGTATGCACAAGCATCATTAGTGGGAAGTCGAGTCAGAAGAACTTTATTTCGTACTTCCAGACGCTCTACAACAACCGTATTAACGTCGGTGAGGTAGTCACCAGCACACGGTTTGTCACCAAGTCGTTTAATGAACGCGACCCCTTTACGGGTGCAGACGGTGCGAAAATCAACTACAACGCACTAGAGTTCAAGGATCGACCTGCGCAAAATGATGAGGAAAAGAAACTCATCGATGATATTTCAGCGTGGCTTGAGAGTGATGGAGGAGAGCTGGTATCAGCTGCACTTCGTTCTTCTATCCCCGGTGCTCATCTGGTTGAGCTACCTCTGGGAGAAGATCATGCTCGGATCAAAGAAGCTTTTATCGAACAGAACCCGAAACGTTTAGAGGGTCAAAACGAAGCTTCCCTGCAGTCTCTCCCCCCAGGCGCATCTGAGCCTGGCGCAAAGAAAGCAGCAAGTGAACCACCCACGGGGAAGAAGGCTTCTGGCGAAAAGGAGCTGAGCGAGGAGCAGAAAGCTGCGCTGAAAGCCGCAGGGCTCGATTTCTGAGCTAGACTCTGATCGAATGTTTCATACGAGGACGCCTTGCCAGCGTCCTTTTTTTTGTCTATTGAGTCTTACAGCTCAAGGAGGTCACCGAAAGATGGCAGGTTGACACCGTAGAGCAAACAATACTTCACTACATTCTCCAGAATACGACCGCGTAACAAGTAATTAGCGTACATTAACTCAAGGAGCTCACGAGCATCTTTTTTATCAAGTTTATCGATACCATCCAGAAAGGACCTGAGAGCAAAATCTTGCTCTAAAGTCAAATGAGATCGAAGTTTACTGACGACTTCTTTTGAATCCATGAGTTTTTACCAAGTTCCTAAATTCATCTTTTCTCCGCTGGCTCAATCAGAAGTCTGTACAGGGACAATTTTACTGCCTTCTGATTTTAGTGGTGAACTAGAAAAACAGATTAAAGCTGCTGGTGCTCATGAAATAATTACAAATAAATCTGAAAGCAACCTGCTCGATCCTGATTGGTGGGAATCCCATAGGGACAAAGTAGACTGGGTAATCGCCATAACACAAGGATTAAAAGAATACACAACGTGGATAGCAGAGTGTGGTTTAGACATCGCATCGAAAGGGGTCTGTCTGCTGGATCGACTGACCTTCCTAGAGCCCACGCGCAATCGTGAAGCGTTCTTACAGGAAGCATCCCTAGTAAATATGAAGATTCTAAGCCCAAGACCAGCATTCCGTGCGGATGGTAAGCAACTAAAAGACTCTGTGACTTCAGCGTGGTTCACATTTAAAAAACCAGGAGAAGCTCAAGTCAGTACAACCATCGATTACGAAGTAGGCTGGCTGCACCCGAAAAACCTAAAACGGTGAGCAAGCGACTGTTTTCGGCACTGAACCAACTGATCACGCTCCAACAGGAGCAGAACCTCAAACTAGATCAGATCACAGCACTCTTGATAAGCACACAGTTGCTCACAGAATGTGTTGACTATCAAGGCAAAACACGAACACCGGAGGAGTGTGCCGACATCACGGTCGAAGGATTCTCGGCGGCTCTGTGCCTTATGAGCGAGCTAGATCAACGCAACAGAGACTATCAGTATCAGAAACAAGAGTTCTTCCTCGATGATGAGGAAGAGGACGACGAAGACGAAGAAGATTGATTAAACAAGGATTAAACTAAATTAAATTGACACATCTCCAGTGTCCGACACACGCGTAACAGTTAATGGACTTCGTCATTACATCTGTAATGGTGTACCAAAACCATTACCTTCAGTAACTTCTATTCTGAGCGCCACGCAGTCTGAGCAGACCCGTAAGAAGCTGGCTCATTGGAATCTGATGAACCCCGGAATGGCGGATCAAGCTGCGGAAAGGGGAACCTGGATTCACAATAGTGTTGAAAATTATTTAAAAGGTCTAAGAGTCATACCTCCAGAAAGTTACAGACTTTATTGGGAGGGCATGCCGGAGCTGCTCGATAATCTCCTGGAAGGCGGAAGAGTTCTGTGGTCTGAAAAACCTTTCAATCAACCTAAGTGGTCTAGATACGTAGGTGACGATGGAGTAGGAAGAATTCATTATTACGACGAGACAACAGGTTATGGTTATGCAGGCTGCTGTGACCTCATCTACATGAACGAGAATGCACAGATAATTCTGGCTGACTTCAAAACCAGTAATGGCCCCTACGCAGCTAGGTTCCCCAGGAAAGGGCAGGACATCGACGAGAAAACAAAAAAAGCACTTATCTCAGGAGTTTTCAAGGTTAAAAAAACTAGGCTTCAGTTAGCTGCGTATAAAGCCGCTGCTGAAAGTTGCCTGGGTATAAAGATCGACAAAACTCAGATTATTGTCACTACAGCAATAAAACAATTCAACACGCAGATATTTACGTTCGGCCCAGAAGAAATAGAGAAAGACGAAGAAAATTGGTTCGAAGTTGTAAAACAGTACTACGAAGCAGCCCCGACAAAGTAGACTCAGATACTCCCACGAGCCAGGCTGGGGTTGGGTTCTTAAGAATCCCTTTCTGGTTCAGCCCGAAAATTTAGGTCATACTGGAGACACCCTGCGACAAACCATGAAGTTCATCTGCTCCATAAACAAGGTTGTCGCAGAGCACGTTCACCCTAAGACAGGTAAGATTGCAGCAGGTGGTAACTTTGCTGCATTTAATGCGAACTGGATTCCCTCAGAAACCTCTGTAAGCGAATTAAAATTTGAGCTAGAGCAAGGTTATGGCTTATGTGCGTGGCATTTGCTTGATGGTAAAAGGCAATCGGAAAGTACGGGTGTCATAAAAGCGGGCTTAATCATTGTCGATATTGATAACCAAGCAGACGGTAAAGATAAAGACGGAAACAAAATTCAGAAGCAGGAATTAACACCAGAGCAAGCTCTAGAACTAGACATCTGCAAGAAGTATCTTACTCTTGCTTATTACTCACCATCTACATCTGAATCCTGGCCGCGATTCCGATTGGTGTTTGGTTTAGAGACTCCAATTATTGATGGTGAGTTCTACAAATTCTTAACTCAAAAAATTTACAAAGAGATTCCTGGCTCAGACATTCGGGCAACAACAGTTCCAAATTTATTTTATGGACCCAAGAAGGGAGACAATATCTTTTACACATCAGATAACTTCTTACCAACTAAGTACACGCAGAGCGAATTCAAAAACTTTTTGCTTGCTCCCAAGCAGGCTGAGGCTCCTAGTGACTCGGCAGAAAAAATCTTAAGCGCTGCAGAGGTCGACGAGGAAGGGCTCAACTTAAGGAAGCTGGTCTCATCCACGGTGCGGAATGTCCTCGAGGGAGAGGCAGTAGAGGATCGCAGCTCTACGATGGCTGCCGTTTTTAAAGAGCTTATAGGGTGGGCGAACTGGCTCAAGGAACATAAGATACCTGTATGCGCGTCACCCTTGACAATCGCACACGAGGCGTTCTATAACATATATGCCTACCCCCATGACCTCGATGGAAAATTTGATCGGATCCTAAATTCGATTCGAGACACGGCCTCAATTCAACCTGCCGTAGCTCTGGCTTCTGACCTTGGGGAGCTGGCCATCTGGAAAAAAGTCAGCGCAGCTAATCGAACCATCTTCGAGAAGTACGCGACAGAGGACAGCAAAAACGAATTAAAACAACTAAGAAAAGCACAAATTAACTCTGTGCTCGACATGTCCAGCTTCAGTTTAGAAGCGGAGACAGTCGTAAAACCAACATCAACATCAACATCAAAACCGGAACAAGAAGAGATGCAAACACCATCTACTCCCACGCAGCTGATCAGCCTTCAGAACAGTGGCGGTCAGAACAGGCAGTTCTCAGAGAACGACGTAGCCGATATCATCGTTGCAAATCAAGGAGATGACTTTATTTACGACAGCACAACTGATCAGTTTTATCACTATGATAACGATTACGATATCTGGTACTTCCAAGACGAACAACACATCAAGAGGAGAATTGTTAGGGCACTAGATTCTTTTGTAATCGCAGGTGTACTTCCAAAGTACACGTCAGCGACCATTAGCAGTGTGTTCCTGATCCTCAAGGCAAAACTCTTGCGGTCTGCGGACGGTGGGCGCAAGAGCATCTGGAGTAAAGCAAGAGGATTTATTCCGTTCGAAAACGGCGTACTAGATAGTCGAACTCTGGACTTTGCGCCAGGTAACCATAAGGATCTCTACCTCCGCAACAAACTTCAGTACGAGTATGACTCGTCAGCAAAGTGCCCAGAGTTTCTCAACTGGATTAAGAACTCTTTGAACCCAGGGCAGGAGGTCCTAATTCAGGCATTTGCGAGAGCGCTACTGACTGGTTATACGTCCGGTGAACGATTCCTGCACTTGGTGGGTCCTGGTGGAACAGGTAAGTCAACCATGCAACAGCTAATGGTGGCGTTGGCTGGTTTCCACAGCACTCATACATCGAGCTTGGAGATCATCGAAACAAATAAATTCGAGTCGTACAACTTGATCGGAAAGCGTCTCCTGCTGCTGACTGATGAAAGCAACTACAACAAACGGATGGACGTGCTCAAGAAGCTAACGTCAGCTTCTGATACGCTTCGCGCAGAACGTAAGTATGGCAAAGAAATTATCAGCTTTAAACCTGAGTGTTTGGTGTGTATCGCGAGTAACGAGCACATCACCTCAAACGACTCCAGTAGTGGTCTGGAGCGTAGAAGGCTGACAATCGTGATGGACAAAGTTGTCCCTGCCAGCTCCAGGAAAGAATTGATCAGTGTCTACGAAGATCGAATCGAAGGAGCTTTCGAACCTGAGATGAGCGGTATCGTCTCGTGGGCGCTCAGCATGAGCTACGAAGAAATGAAAGATATCCTGGCGAACCCGACGAAGCACGTACCTTCTCTCAACAAAACCAATATCGAAGCACTCCTGTTCAACAACCAGTTCGTGTCTTGGCTGAACGATTGCTGCTTGTACGCACCCAATACAACCACACCGGTTGGGCAAGGGGCACGTAAGCCATCAATCGAAGAATCCGAAAAAGGTCT